TGGTTCAGTGTGTGAGGTCGTTTCCTCCACTTCTTCAATATACACTGACTACTACATACTCTACTACATAGTTTTGAAGGCTAGAACCCTTACTGTGTAAGGGTTTCAGAGGTTGAGGAATGTGGGATTTTGGGTGAAACAAATACATAAATCATACATTACACAACTAACTCAAAACTACATACCAACTATATATACCATTACCCCCACTAATACAATGTAGAATTAAGGTAATAATAAAACTCATAATTACGTCATGGCAAATGAACTATTCCCCTGGGACATCATTGAAAGAGAGTTCGTACAAGGTAGAGATGAGAGAGATGCAGGTACTGGACTTAAACGTAAGACATTTCCAACTCATGAACAACTATGTCAACAATATGGTTGCAAACTAGAAACAATAAGAAATAGAAGTCAAAGTGGCAAATGGTTATTACAACGTACTCAATTCAAACGTAAACTACGCATCAAGAATACCGAAATTAATCTAGATGACTTGATGGGAGAAAGCGGTAAGTTCGATGCACAACATCTAAGAATACTAGAGAAGACTAATCAACTAATGGAAGAGTTTCTAGAACCATACGTAACAGGAGGTTATGATGATTTACCACCACTTAAACCAAGAGATCTCAAAGATATAATAGGAGCAATTAAAGATAGCGTAACTACAGTGAGAAGTATTCTAGGTGAGCCTAACACGGCATCACTATTAGATGAGATTAAAGAAGCAACATTAACTGAGCGTAAGAATAAGGAAGTAAGTAAAACTAGACTTGCTCACTTAAACAAACTACTAACTGATAGTGATAAAGTTAAAGAAGAATTAGAGTTACGACGTGCTGAGATACGTAAGCAACTTGATAATAATGATAAATAACTATGCAAATATATTTAATTGGTGATATAGCTGAGTTCAAGAAGAATAGTAAAGACAACACTCGACGTAACTTAATGATAGCTGGAGGATTATTAGGAGCAGGAGTATTAGGAACAGTTGCAGTTAAAAGTTATTTACGCAATGGTAGATTAGTTAAACAAAGTACACGTAAAGTTCAAAAATCAGGTAAGAAAATAGATTTAATACCAGATCCTTGGGATGGTACAGTCGAAAATGTAAAACAACGAAGTAAATCAAGTAAACGAAATACGCAATCTCAACAACCAATATTACCAGTATCGAAAAAACAGATGTTATTACCAGATGTAACTACATCAACCAAATGGGAAAAACGTAGACATAATACTAAATATTGGGGAGATGATAGACCTGTACCATTAGACGAAGCAAGTCAAATTAAATCAGCTATAGAGTTAGCTAAAAAGCAACCTGAGAGAACTAGATATTATGGAGGTAGAACTACTAATCCTAGAATGTCTGGACTCCCAACTAACAGTAAGAAAAATAGAAACTTTGCTAAAGTATATGATAATAAAGCAAGTATAGGAACTCTAGCTGGTTTAATGACAACCATACAACCAACACCTGAAAACCGTAAATTACGTAGAGTAATAGCTAATGAAATTAAAAAACGTGTTCTCATTAATGAAGTATATCCAAATGGAATTAAAAATTTCGATATCTATTAATACGTAAGCAACTTGATAACAACAATACTAAATAACAACATGATCTATTTAATGTCAGATATAGCGGAGTTCAAACAAAGTAAAGCTAAGAACAACAATCTCAAACGTAACTTAATGATAGGAGCAGGATTACTTGGAGGTGTTGCATTAACAACTATAGGTGTTCGTAGTTATTTAAGGAATGGTAAATTAGTTAGACAAAGTACACATAAAGTTAACAAAGTAAATAATGTCATTGATCCAATGAAGTTAACTACACCTAAAGAAATAATAGATAATCATCAATCAGTTATGAGATTAGTTATTCCACATAAATTAGCTAAAAACTTTAAAGAAGGTCAAGTATTAGATCCTGATCAATTAGACGAACTTGTATCAAATAGTCCTTATTTTAAAATAGATAACAAAAATACACCAACACCATCTAATTTAAAACTTGATAATAATATTAAATTAGATGATGATAGTATGTCAGACACTTACATTGAAATAGCACATACAGCTAAATCAAATAATACAGCTATTAGATATTACATTAAAGAAGATATGAATAAAAATAATAAAGGTGTAATCTTAGTAAATAAACATTTAAAAACTCTAGACGGAATGCAAGATTTCAATAGAATCTAAAACAAAAGCAAAACTATCACGTAAGAAAAAAGGTAGGACAACGAAGCAATCTAATCAAGGCGCGACCTAACCTAAGTATAAATTTATACTAAGTACAAGAGCGGCACAATATAAGCTACCTAACATATTAACTAGGTAGCTTTTTGTTTAACAGTCTTCTTCAGTTAATGACTCGATTATCTCATCTAACGTTGATAAGTATTCATCAACTATCTCTTGTACATCTTCAATAACTTCATCATAAGTTGGCGGATCTATAATAACCATATTTAGGTTTCCCTATTTTAAGTTGTTTAATTAAATCATCATCAATAGATGAACCAAATACAATAGGTTTATTAACTGTATTAACTTTACTAATTAACTCATCTAATGTAATACGTTCATTAACTGGTGCTGTTCCTACCATATATCTAACGTTACTTAACTTAAGTAACTGTTCTAACTCAACTATACGTTGTTTAAGTCGTTCTATCTCTTTATCTTTAACATCAACAACTGTAGTTGAATCAACTACATCATTCATATAATTAACAAATTCATTTAAATTAACTGTAGTATAAGTATCTACAATTGCGTTATTCAAATAAGTGGTTGCTTTAATATATGGTGTAAATGCAATTAACTGAAGGTATTCTACTACAACCTTTAAGTTAAGTGATGTATAAACTGCTGTAAACTTATCACCCTTAATAGTTATCTCATTAAACTTAATGTGAGATAAAGCTTTAAGTAATTGTTGCATTGTAACTTTGTTACTAATCATTGTTATCCTTGTAGTATTAACTTAATTAATAGTAACACACTATTTTTTCTTACTCATACGTTTTCTTAATTCATTAGCTCCAAGTAATGCACTACCAACGCCTAAACCTATTAACGCACCTTTACCAATGGATACATTTCTAATCTTATTAAGTTTGTTTAATCTACGAGTATTAGTTTTAGGAAATCTATTATTTCTACTTCCACTTCCAAAATAATTAGCTATACTCTCCATTATTTTTAATTGTTCTTTAGCATAACTTTTACCGGGTTTACCTTTCATATCATTTAATACATCTTTCCAAGAATCAGGAAATTCTTTCTTCCAGCCTTGAGCGTCCCATAATTTATTTGTTCGTTTTAAATTATTTTTCATTAAATAATTAACTTTACTATCTTTACCTCCAACGTATCCACCAATAGCAGTAGCTCCACCAAGTAAAGCAGTATTAGTTAGCAAACCTCTAGATTTTCTTTTAACTTTATCCTTAGATCCTAATTTACGCGCCATAATTAAAACATATTAACTTACACATACATTATATGACTTCCCGCGAACAATTAGAAAAAGAACTAGCTAACATAGAGAACAAGTTATATGAACTAGCGATACTAGATAATAAGGATGAACAGTATGAATTAGAATCACTACTAGAAGAACAAAGTTACGTTCAAGCATATCAATCTAGTTACAGTTTCCTAGCTCATAGTTGGCAGACATTTAATGGTGAAGTATTCCTACCAGCTAAACATCTACACGCAATAGCCGAACATCTAGATGCAACATTAACTGGTGAAATAAAACGACTTATAATTAACGTACCACCTAGAACTGCTAAGTCAGCATTAGTAACTAAAGCATTTCCAGCCTATTGTTGGATAAGGCAGCCTCATCTTAAATTCGCCAACGTTAGTTATGGTTATGGATTAGCAGAAGAAGGTAGTGTACATAGTCGTCAGATAATGCAATCTGATTGGTATAAGCGAGGTATGGCTACAGTATGGCGCGATATGGGTGCTACACCATGGGAGTTCAGACGCGATAAGAATATGAAGAATGACTATGAGAATAATGCTAATGGTCGTAGATTCGCCACATCATGTCCTGAAGGTATCTTCACTGGTATTGGTGCAGACACAATTATAATTGACGACCCTGTTAAAGCTAACGCTGCATATAGTAAGAATACACTTGATAAAGTTAATCAATGGGTCAGCAATACTCTGATGTCGCGTTTAAACAACCAATCAGAAGGTGTTATCATCTTGGTTCAACAAAGGGTTAGTGAAATGGATATGACTGGTTTTTTCTTACAACAAGAAGGAGTTTGGGAACATCTATGTCTCCCAATGGAATATGAAGACACTCAGAGATACTGGACTCGCATTGGTTGGACTGATTGGCGCACTAATCAGAATGAATTACTTGAACCAATTCGATTTCCGCGAGATGTGGTTGAGAGGCTCAAGAAGGACGAGGAATGGAGCTATGCTAGTCAATATCAACAACAACCAGTTCCGCTCGGTGGTGGACTTATTAGGCGTGAATGGTGGCAGAATTGGTACATACTTCCAACTCAGTTTGATGCAACTTGCATGGCATTCGATTTATCTATGAACGATAAGGAAACTAGCGATAATACGTCACTTATAGTTATGGGACGTAAGGATAACAAGTTCTACATTATTGACTTAGTGTATGGCAAAATGGATATACTTAAACAAGTAGAATCCATAATTGAGTTGTGTAATAAGTATCCGATGATAAGAACTAGGTTAATTGAACAACGTGCAAATGGAGATGCTGTAATTGCATTACTTAAACGCACCATAACTGGACTTATACCACTCATAACTAAAGGTGATAAAGAACAACGTATCCTTAGTTGTGTGCCAGAAATTAATGCAGGTAACGTATTAGTTCCAGATGAGAATGTACATAGTTGGATTAAACCACTATTACTAGAAGCTACTATGTTTCCACGTGGTAAGAATGATGATGCTATTGATAGTATGCAGATGGCACTTAATCATCTAGTTACGTCAAACATCGTTACTTATATGCCACTTCAAGTTATTACAGATAGTCCAGGTAATACAACTCGTGCTGAAATAAGAGAACATATAATGGATAGTAGTTATGGTGTTACAGTTAATGTGACTCGTAACTATATTAAAGGTTTATTTGAATAACACTATGACTATTAATCAGATATTAAAGAAAGCATATACAGATCAATCTCATATAACTCTGTTTATAGACAACATCGAATATCAGTTTGATAATGCAATAGTAACTAGATTAACTAGAACTGAGATAACATTCATGAGTCCGGCGTATCATCCTGATGGAACTTGTCTAATTGAATATACATTTGATAGAACATTAGTTATTGGAGTTGGTCGTATCGTAGCTAGATTAAATGTAGATAGTAAGTTACCACCAGATGCGTTCATGTTATAATAACGTTAGTGACCAAAAAAATAAGCACCCTCTTAATTGAAGGTGCTTTTTCTTTATGTTGCAGTAGTTAAATAACTTCGTCTATTAACCCTGTTTATCGTAACGTGCTTTACTCTTGTATTCTTTAGCTGGTCTGAAGCTAACCTTCTTATGAGCTTCAACTAACTTAGGTTCTTTAGTAAAGATAGTGCTAACTGTACGTTCCTTAACTTCAGTTGTGCTAAATGTACCAAATCCCTTAATGCTAACTGACTCAGTTAATGATGCTGCTTTAATTGCTTCAATCATAGCCATGAAAGCTACTTGTAACTTGTACTTAGGAATAGTGTCAGTGAACTTATCGTAAACTGCTCTAGAACCAACTTCTACTAAATGTTCAACGTTCATTGTAGTTATGTGTATGTAATTAACTAATAACTAAGATAACATAGATCTATGAGAAATGACAACTACTTGCATTAATTAAGTTAAGTTAGTATGATATAGTGGATGAGTAAGTTAATTAAGTAGTGTATTATGACTAAAACATTAGCAACTAAGATGGTTAACTTTAAAGTAACTGAGGAACAATATCAACAGTTAGTTAAGTTGGCTGAACTAGAGAAGAGATCAATTAGTAACTACATTAAACTAAAACTTGAATTATTGTAGTATGATGTAGAGGTAAGAAAAAATAAGGATAAGTAATATGAGCGATGTCTATTTAGATGAATATATTTACGCTACAGCACTTGCTAAAGAGCATGGTAAAGAGGTTAAACATTGGTTAGAAAACGCAGGAACTAAAAAAGCTATTAAAGCAGTCGAGTCTGAAATTTTAAAACAATGTGTAATTAAACGTCAAGGTGGTAACTTTACTAAACAAGGAACATGGATTCATAACAAATTATTACCGTACTTTCAACAATGGTTAAATGTACATAGTATTAGATATGAGTTTAAAAGAGACGAAACTGAATTTAAATTATTATTAGAATCTACATTTAAAGACCTATTAGTGTTTGAATATCAAAAGAAAGTAGATAATTATTATTTAGATTTTTATAATGAAAAATATAATCTAGTTATTGAATACGACGAAACACATCATAACAACGTAGATATTAAAGATAACGATATTAAACGTGAACAGTATTTAATTGCTAAATTGAACTGTACTATTATTAGAGTTAAACAAGGTGAAGAATTTCAAGGTATTAATCAAATTATTAAATTTATGATGGAGAACAAAATTAATGAGTAATATAGTTAAAGCCTTTGATTTTAATAACGAATCAATTTATCGCCGCACTTCAGATAACTATTGGAATGCAACTGCAATGTGCAAAGCAGGTGGTAAAAGAATAGATCACTTTTTCGAGAACAAATGGTCAAAGTCTTATATAGAACAGGTTTCCACGATCACCGGAATTAAGGGTAACGAACTTGTTCAAACAATTAAAGGTGGTAATCCTTATGAACAAGGAACTTGGGTACATGAAATAGTTGCAATACGAATAGCCCAATGGTTATCACCTGAATTTGCTGCTAAAGTTGACTTAACTCTATATCAACTAAAACAGCAGTATCAACAGTCACATCAATTACTACTAGAACAAGAGTCCGCCAATGTACGCGGGATTCCAATTGCGCCACGTAATGAAGTTGATTTAGCATTCCGCATTAAGAACTGGATTGATTTATGTACTGATGGTGGTAGATTCTACATTGAACATCCACTAATCAATACTATTAATGCAACAACTAAAACTAGAAGAGTTGACTTCGTTAAATCTAATGGACGTAATGTTATAGTATATGAGTTAAAGTTAAATAAGATAACTACAAATGACATAGCTAAAACTATAGGAGATAAAGGTTATTATCAACTATGTGCTGATAAGTTCAATCGTCCCATTAAGTTTATATTCCTATCACCGTTAGGTATAACTAATGAAGCACAGTTACTACTAGATAGGATGAATGATGTGAGTTTCCTAACTACACAACAACTATGTCAGGAGTATTATGTTAAAGGTAAGAAAAATAAGTGGCGCAGTTCTGAATGGTATTTAGATGTGCAAGTTAAAGATGATAAGTTCTCACATCTATTCACAGATGAGTTTATTAATGATGTTACAGTTAAGTTAACTAAGGTAAAGTAGAGTTATGAAACACACAGTATTAATAAGTTGTTTAAGTGGTGTTATTTATGAACAACTTAAACCAGATACATCTAACTACATTACTTATAACTACGATAACGAATCTAAGTTATGGACAATTAAATTAACTTGGTATGTAGGTAATAAGTTAATGGGTTATAGATTAGCTATAACTGACTTTGATTTAGATACGATATATCAGAACTTAATTATTGAGAAGTATACAACTGAAGTTATCGCCGCATATAATAAGTCATTCGCTACGCCAACATGAATAACATTGAATTTATTAACTACGTTAACACTAACTTTGTAGACACATATAAAGCTCATCTACAACAGTATGTTCCTTATCCTCATATAATGTTTAAAAGTATTGAACATAACGTGTTTACTAACATCCCAGTATATCCAGATCAAGTTATATCTGAGCAAGCTAAAGATGAGATATTAAACTCTGTTAATAATTAATTCAGTAACTTAATTACAACTAACTAAGGATAACTAAATTAAGTTAAACTACATATAACACTAGAAGCCGCCACTAATCGCGGCTTATTTATTATGAACATCAACAAGTACATTAAAGAACAAGATG